GTATTGATTTTTAGAAATACTTCGTTGGATTTGGTTATGACAAGATCGGTTGTTCTCAAAATATTCCATATCTCTGGGAATATTTATCTACCCCAATCCAGAGTTAAATCTCATAAATTCAATCGCATTCTTAATTTGATATGTGCGGTTCTGGATCATTTTGAGAATGCTTTCAATGTAAACAAGCATCGTATCATAATAATCAATCTTTAAGCAGACAGTAGAAAGTTTTTCGTCCGCATCAAGATACTTTTGCATTGTGTCTTTATCACGAATCTTTTTGGGAAAGGGGTTATCTATGTAAACATCGGGATCAGCCTTTCCACTAAAATATTCATAACGTTCGTGTCTAATATTTTTTCTTTGCTGCTCTGCTTTTTTTCTTAGTAAGAAGATAGTATTATATAATTCAAAATATTTTGCATGGAGTGCGGGAATATTTGTTGACTCTGTATGGAGATTATCCATATCAATTTTAGAATCTTTTACCCACATCTCTTGAATAGTATCAAGATCAATGCTCATAGGGGAGTGCCAGACAGATTAGATATATTGTAACTAGTATACTTGAAACTTACGTCTGCTGTAAAGTATTGGATATCCGTATCAGTAGCATCAAATGTCAGAGTTGTCAATGAATAAGGAAATAGATCTTTAAAGTTGACATTGAACTTTGCAACCAAGTTACTACTTAAGATTTGTAATGTTCCATCTGAATAGATGTTCTGTCTATCTTTGGTATATCTACCTTGTAAAAGACCACCTGCTTCTAAATCCCTAAACTCTTGAACTTCTTCTGGATATCCAAGTCCTCGTATCCAGTTTTGAATTTCCATAAAGTTTTCGAGATTTTCATCAACAAGAAACCTTAAAGTCAAGTCGCCAAAATCCATCTTATCTCCTGGTGTTGGAATATCTCGGAGATAGTTTGGTTGATTTGCAATACCAAGATTTAAGTCTGGTATGTTTGCCTGATTACAAAAGAATGCAACTTTAGGACTTCTCTTCAGATTAAATTTAAAACCTGTTGGAGCAAGAAAGTTTCTATTCTCAATTTGGGAAGGTCTTCCAGAAGCCATATCAAGAAATAATTAAATTAAACCACTCTTCACTCATACCTTTGATAATATTGTCAGCAGCATCCTTGTCCTCTGCATAACCTTCAGAAATCAGGTGCTCTACAACCTTTTCATAATTTTTATATGCTTCTTGAGTTTCTCTTGGTGTTGGTTTCATAAGATTATTACTCGTTAATTATATTTAGATAAAAAAAGAGGGGTCCGAAGACCCCTCCAGTTAACTCTTGTGAGTTTAGATCACATGAGGTTCTTAACTGCAACGCGACGATAGTAGCGGTTTGCATTGATGTTAAGAGCACCAAGACCCTGGTTGGTTCCTTCTGCGAATGGGTTAGCAACCATACCATAACGGGTCTTAAATCCGATTTTGGGCTGGAAGCTGTTCTCGCCAACGGCACGAACCATTTGGAGAGGAACATATGGGCAGTAGAACAGACCTGCGTCATAAGGTGAAGAACCCTTATAACCGACGACATAATACTGGTTACCACCTGTAGGAGCAGCATTACCTGCGGTCAGGTTTGCAGAATATGGGTCGATGTAGACGCGATACTTGCCTTGGAGAACACCAGCGAAGGTGTTACCAGTGTCATCAACGTTCAGGTTAGCGTTGAGTGCAGGGGTGTAATCGAGAACACCAGCCATGGTGAGGGCGGATGCAACGTCTGCAGAGCAGAGGATCATGTTGCCCTTCCCGCGACGAGTTCTTTGTGCGATTGCGTTAGCATCGCGCTCGATTTGGAACAGGAGACCCTTGAACTTCTCAACTGACCAACGACCGTTGGAGTCGATGTCGAGGTCGAATACACCAGCGGTAGCGGTGTTTTGAACAGCACCTTGCTCAGCAACCTTGTAGATGGTTCTGATGACTTCGCGGTTGATCTCAGCCAGAATCTCAGAGGAGAGAATGTTGGCGAGTTCCGCTTCAGCGTTCAGACCGTGGATTGCCTTAAGGTCTTGAGCAAGCTCCAGTGAGTACTCAGCCTTCAGGGCGCGTGACTTTGCAGTAACGGTGACTTTCTCGATTGAGAAAGCCATCTGGTTGAATGCATCGGTGCCAGTGCCATCAAGACCCTCAGCAGAGTCGGTTCTCAGACCTTGACCAACTCTATATCCGATAGAAGAAGCTGAACCAACTGGGTTCAGAACTGCAGGGTTGTCACCGTTTTGCGCGGTAGTACCCATACCAGCGGTTCCATCAGTGAAACCGTTTTCGTCGTCACGACCAGCAGGTTGACCGGAGAATGCGGTATCTGCTTCGTTGAAGAATGCCTCATCGCCAGATTGAGTCTGATAGCGTGAGCGCATTGCGAAGATGAGTCCAGTAGGACCACTCATTGGTTGAACGCCAGCGAGGTCATAAGCGACCAGGTTAGGCATTGAACGTCTGATCAGTGAGATCAGAACTGGATCGAAACCAGCAGTAGGGCCAGCAGCGTCAGCGCCGCCAGTGAATCCACCGTTACCAACAGCGTTGGTTGGTGCTTCAGTCAGGAATGAGCCAGACTGATTAAATGCTGATTGCTCTCTTAAAAATTTCTCTTGGTTTTCGAGCAGGACTGCGGTTACCGCCTTACGATGGGAATCTTTGATTGGATCAAGACCCTCATAGTTGAGGAGAGGTGCCCACTTTTCCTGCAGATGCTCTGAATGGAACATTTGCTTTTTACCTTTGTATTGTGGTTGTTTGGGTTTGAATTATATTAAATTCAATTATTTGCTAAAAGAACCCAGGGTTCTCAGGTATGCATTCATAGATGCAGTGTGTGTTTGAACATCACCTGCGTTGTCTACACCCTCAGAAAGGGTTTCAGTTTTAGCTTTTGGAGTTTTCTGTGTTGAGAAGTATGACTCCTTCAACATCTCCAGTTTTTCACGATATTCTTCTTCACTTTCAAACTCAACACTTTCGGAAAGTGAGGCGAGCTTCTCTTTCTGAGTCTGTGCAAGACCTTCAGAGACTTGATCTAAGATTCCATCAGCAACCGACTCTGCGAGACGCTTGTTGAGTGAAACGTTTTTCTCAATCTGCTCGTTGAGTTTTTCTTCCATTTCATCAAGTTTGTCTACCATGCTCTCAAGAACATCATATTTATCTTCAGGGATTGATACATAATGTGCTTCAAAAAGATCCTTCATGCCTGAGAGGAAGCTCTCAGTCATTTCGGTCTTCAGTCCGTATTCGACTGCAAGAGCGTTCTCTTGGAACCACTCTTCAGCAACATACTCAAGGTATGAATCGATACGATCACCGAGTTCTGCCTTGATTTCTGCTACTTCCTCAAGAAGAGCAGCTTCATATTGCTCTTCAAGGGATTCCTTGATTTGAGCAACTTTTGATCTCAGGGCAGTCTCGAAGACAACCTTTGCCTTTTCTCTGAACTCTTCGGAGAGTTCTTCACCACCGAGCAGAGCATTAACATCTTCTTCGATGTCATACTCTTCTTCGATCTCTTCTTCTTCGGTAACTTCTTCTTCGATCTCTTCTTCAGCGACGATTTCTTGGGTCTCTTCTACTTCTTCCTCGGAGATAACTTCTTCATCTTCGAGTTCTTCTTCCTCTTTGACACCCTTCATAGGCTCAGCAGCCTTAGCACCCTTGTTAACTACATCTCTTACTTGCTTGAGTGTAGAACCAGGAGTCTTCAGCTTTGCTGAATCATCGTCTGGTTTGTAGTTTTCGGGGGTAGGACCACCGAGATCTTCGTAAGAACCTGCAATTGAAGTATCCATTGGTTCTGCTGATTTCGCTCCGGCGTTAACAGCAGTCTTGGATTGCTTAGTGCCTACTTCCATTTCTTGTAATTGTGTACCACGAGACATTTGAACTCTCCGATTTACCTGTATTAAATCTATATTTATTTATAAATGAAAACTTTTTATAAGTTATTGAGAAACTCATTAAAAAGATTTAACTTGTGCTCATCAAGTCTTTTTTGATCGACAAGTGTATTAATGGTTTTGTATGTTTTAGCAGCGAGTTTTTCACGAAGGACGCCACCATCCCAAACCCACTCTTTTCCTTCCATAATTCCTGAAACAAATGCATCAGGAGCAGAAGGATCAGCGACAATATCAGCAGCAGTTGCTAACATAAAATCTTCACCAACTTCAGAATAACCTTCTTTGGTTGGACGAAGAGAACCGATACCACGAGAGGAAACGCCAAGAGTAACTCCTTCATTCAAAAGAGACTCTGCAATTTTTCCCATTGGGGTTGAAAGGATTTGCGCCTTTCCAATAAAGTCATTTCCCTTTTGCTCAAGAGAAACAATCTTATGAGATACTCTATCAAGATTGATCGTTGGACCTTCTGGGTGGCCAAGTTCTCCCAAAGCACGACCTTTAGAAATATACTGGTCAGTATATCTTTTTACTTCACGCTCCATTACATTGAGACGGTAAACTCTACCATTGCGGTTTTGTTGTTCTGTCTGGAGAAATGGTCCTTGAATGTATAAAAGTTTTTTACCGTTTTTTTCTTCGGTAATAACTTCTACCTTTTCGATCTCTTCTCTGATGAGTTTCATTTGATTAACCTGTGTAACCTACTTTTGCACCTCTGATGGTGCCTGTTGCATAGCAAACATCATTTGGTTTTTTTTCAATAAATTCAACAGTTCCATCTGGAATTGTGATAAATGAGGTAGAAGCAGCACCAACAATAGTGCTCACTCCAATGGTTCCAGTGCTTCCAGAAACATTGACAACTCTTACAACAGTTGCCTGTGCAAAAGAAGTTGCAGAACCCGCAGCAGTTGGAATTGCTATTTCATTATCAATTATTAATGCTCTTGTCATTATTCCTGTAAGACATTTACTAGTTATTTATTTAATAAATTATTCCCCTTCCTCATAATCATAATCTTCCTCTTCGATTTCATCTTCGAGTTCTTCTGGATCCACAAACATTTGATTGGATACAGAAGGTCGAATTTGATCGATTTTTTCGGATGATTTCGCAAAGAGCAACTCTTTAATTTTGTCGCTCACCTGTGAAGGAGATTCGTCAGCTGCGATTAAGTCGATAAGGTCGTCCATAATTAGAATCAATATAATCTTTTATATTTATATTTCCCCACCATTGGGGATTTCTGGTGCCTTGGTTGATGACCCCTGAGATTCAAGATCGGGTTCCATTACTGGTTGACCCAAATCTCCACCAGCCCCAGGAATGGGTTGACCCGTTGCTGGGTCAATTGCCATTTGAGTTGGATCTGGGATTATACCATTTTTGATTTCTTTCTTAATCAAT